CAGTTTGACTTCCACCAGTTTTTCACCTGATACCTTGCTTTCGTGGTTGGCGCCATCATGTGCCAACTGACACGTGAACACAGGCACATGATATTGTTTTTTGGCATGTTTATTGATGGTGCTGTCGCTGGTGCCGCATCGCATGTCCTTGATTAGGATACGCCGGTACCAACCGTTCCATTCTGCCTCAGTGGCGTTCATACGCAGATAATTGACAGCAGTCAGCGCAGCATTACCAGTGAGCTCACGTCGGGCCAATTGATCAGCCGTCTTCCAGAAAGCATCTGGGGTGATGCCGCGACCGTCACCGGATTTGGTGTCCACTTTCTTGACGCCGAATGTCACCATAGCATCGTATGCAGCACGGAATCCACGAAACAGTTCAGTATTGTCTGCTGCACTTTCGCGGCGCACAATGGCTTCTTTGGCTAGACGACTGTTGTCGCTTTCCAGTTCAGCAATCACTTCCCAGGGCTTATTCATTAATCACCACCCCCGCAGCTACCGCTGTCACTTGAGCTTGAACTGTCGCTTGAGCTGTCGCTGGAAAAAGAACTGTAAACCACAGCAGTGGCAATGTCGCTAAAGCTATCCGAACTGCCGTCCTGTGACTCGTCCACCATCCTGCGCTTACATCGGTCGCATGTGGGGCGGATTAAATTAAAACTAATGGTCTTGCACACTGGGCATCTAAAACTCATCAACTGCTCCTTGTTTATCACTATAACTACATTATAGCATTTATGGGATTTATTGGTCAAGCCGTTGCTGATAACGATATTCACGACGCAACCAGTATTTGTAACGGGCGAAATACTGTGCCAGGGTCTGTTGTCGCTCACGCCACACCAGGCATTCCTCACAATTGTCACGCCAGATCATCTCTACCCAACGACGGAAATCACTGGTCTTTTTCATGCTGTCACCTGTGTATGCTTGCATTTTCTCTTGAACTGGAAGCCGCTACAGCTACATTTCAGAACACCGTTCTCACGTTCCACCACATAACGGTTGCCTGTGCTGCCAGCCACTTCCCAACGGTCTGTGGTGTTGATCAAAGGTGCTTCAGTATAGCCGTAGACGTTGGGCACTTCTGTGAACTTGCGCCCCCGTGTGCCAAACTGATAACGCTCTCGAAACTGTTTGAGTTCTGTGGTGCCCTGCTTGACATACCCGTACATGAATTCCCGGCTGTCACTCAGCATGTACACATGCAGTGGGTATGGTGCGTCGGCTGTGATTTCCCGGAAGAATTTCATTCTTCAATCCATCCAATCAATTTCAATTCGTTTGACATTGAATTGTGTTTTGAACATAGATACTAGATATTTGTCAAATCCATCACGATCACCTTCCATGTTCATCTTTTTCATTTGTTTATAAAAGTCGGCCCAATATAGTTTAATAGTCATTCTTCAACTCCGAAATGTTTCGTTAGTTCGTGACAAATGTGTACGCCATTTTTACATTGCCAATTTTGTTCAGATACGTCCTGCTCTTGTGAGATTTTATCGATACATTCTTTCAACAGCAACTCGGCTAATTTTTGTGTATATTCAGGGTGAAAATCACTACCCTCATCAACCATAGCGTCAGCGTATTCTTCAGCCTGTTCAGCGAGTTCTTTAATTCGTTCGTTCATTTTGATACACCCTCTGATCCATCAACTACAACAGCAGTAGTTTTGTGTTTGTCACCGTTGATCACTGTGGTTGTACTGTTGGGGCATCGTGCCACTGTGATACTAGGATTTCCATGAGCATCTTTGAGACGAAAGAATTTACAATCCTTCAACTCATCTGGCAGAATAGGGAAGTCACGTACTGAGGCACTAGGACTACACCCAGCAAGTACCAACAACATACATAATAAAACAATCTTCACAATTTTACTCCGACAAGTTCATAACACGAGCATCGTATTCCATAAACGACACTTCAAAGGGCACGTACACCTCACGTCCCACACGGCTGTGTTCGCCACGTGGCTGTACTTCACCGTCAAACACATCTTTGGTAACTGTGATTACGAAGCAATCGTAACCACGATTGTCGATTTTGGTCACAGTGCCTTCAACATAACAGTCCGCACGGCCCACCATGGGCTTGAAATCATACGCACGGATAGTCTGGCCAACTTGTGCAATCTTAGCAAATTTCAACATTTTTCGTTCCTGAAGTTTCGTTACCATATCAACAGTATACAATTAAATGATTTTAGCGTCGACTCATTTCTTGCGATTTTTGGATATTTCGCGGTCCATCTCGTCCATTTCTTCCATGGATACGTAGATCATAAACAAATGATAGCCAAAAAATGCTACACCTGCCCCGCCGGCGATCATCAGAACTACATTGGCCGGAACAGATGAAAATACTATATAAATCAGTAACATACAGCCCAGAATGAAAGCCATGTGTTTGGCCAAGCGGGCTGCTGCACGGGTTTTAATCGACATAAATTTTCCTTTATCTTTAATGTTCCTAAATTATACAATTAATGTCATTTGCTGTCTAGCGAATACTCATGAAAAAGCCCTGAAAACAGGGCTTTTTTCCGACCTAAAAGTGTTGTTTTTACACAACAAATTGCTTAGTTAAAGCGATATCCCACTGAAACCACTGTGGCATCTTTGTACAGAGCTGCTCTGCCCACGGTGTTGTATGCCTGTAAAGTGTTGGTCATACCTGTGTTGGTGTAGTAACGAACACCCAGATCCCAACCCCGAGCCAGGGCATAACTCAGACCCACGTTCATGTCATTGTAGCTGAACTCACTGTTGTTGGCCACACTGGTGTGACCATAATGGGCAACCACGCTGAGGTCTTGCAATGACTTGGATACCAGACCCAATGACTGTTTGACATCAGCTTGCATGTATGTGGTACCTGCGCTGTTGTTGAGGCCAAAGTAGTTGCTGAGTGACTGGCTGTACTTGACTGACAGTGGACCGTATCCCAAACCAGCATACAATTCCTGTGTGTCAAGACGTGAACCGGTGGTGTTGTTCTGGCCCAGGTAGAAATAGTTATGTGAACCAACATCAATGGTTAGGCCACGATAAATGTCTTTCTTGAATCCAGCATACAATTCACTTTCCATGCCTGTGCTGTGGTTGTACATTTCTGCACTGACAGAACTGTTCCAATTGCCCACATACAAACCACTTTTGTGATTGTAGTCAATGCCACCCTGTACTGCTGCACCGTTGTTGCTCTGGCTAATACCACGGAAACGGTAGTCGCTGGTTAGACCCACATTGGCACTGAGTTGGGCTTGTGCAGTTGAGAAACCCACAGCCAATAATACTGCTAAAAAGAACTTCTTCATTCACTTCTCCTTATCGACGATGAAATTCGTCATCGTGTTATTATATAGCGTTGATTTCGCTCTGTCAAATAAAATGAATTGATGTTACTTCAGAATACTGCTGATTGATGGGGTCACCGAACGATGACCCCGAATTTTGAATGCTACTCGGCGTCTTCCATTGTCTGTTCGACTCCGGCTTCTACTAGAAAACGGTCCCAGAATGCTTTCCATACTGGGTCCACTGGTGGATGGGTTGCCACTGTTACATCGTAACCTTCCAACATGGCTTTGGTGCGGGTTGCGCTGGCTGTATATTCTGCACGATCTCCAGCTGATTGTGTTGATAACCAGGTCTGAAACAGTGCCCAACGGCCAGTGAGTGTTAGTAGGGTTTTTGATCCATCTTCATTAATTTTTTTATATATGTAGTTAACAGCCATTTTGGTTTCCTTAAAAACTGTGCTTGTGTATACTTATTTATTCCTGACACTCATAAATACTTTAGTATCTTCAAGGAGCGAACCGTGAACGAAGCATTCAAACTTATATCAGATCTGGGATTCCCCATTGCAGCCGCCATGGCCGGCGGTTATTTTGTGTATTTAACCATCAAATTGCTACTGGCAGGCGTACTCAGCAGCGTCAAAGGCATGGCTGGCATCATCACTGCACTGGACAATCGTGTTAAAACCATGAATCACGATGTTGTACGTATCGACGCTGTGGTCAGCAATGCACTGGGTCTGCGTCCTGATGTAGAACGTATTGCTCGTGCGGATGGCAAGAATGACGCCCGTCGTGACTAATCGAGAAAATTATGACTATTATAGACATCAGACTATTAAATGCTGCCACCAACCTTCATGAGATCGCCCGAGTTATTGAACAGGACCTGGGCATCGGTGATGTGAGTATCAGCATACGAGCAGCAGCAGACCAATTATTTCAAGTAATCAAAGGAGAACAGAATGGCACTGATTGACACAGTATTAAACATGGTAACTAAAAAACCCCGAGATCCGGATGCTCCCAAGCCAGCACCAGGTTCACGTTCAGAGCGTGAAGCACGGATCAAAGACAAGGCCGGTATGGTCATCAATGTGTTTGCTCTGCTATTGGCAGTCAACACATACTTTGGTAACAGTTACAGTAGTCTAATTCTTAACAATACAATCAAGGCCAATGACACCTGGGCTTTCTATCAGGCCAAGGCCATGAAACAGACCATGGCAGAGTATGCACAAGATGATGCCAGGCGTGCTGGTGATACTGCCCGTGTGACCGAACTACAGGCTCGCATCGATCGTTACGAAACAGAACCCCGAGAAGGCAAGCGTGATCTCATGGCGTATGCCAAACAACTGGAACATGACCGTGATCAGGCCAAAAAGAAATCACCCTGGACCAGTTATGCCAGCACAGCATTTCAGTTGAGCATTGTATTGTTATCTGCCAGTATTTTGGCAGTCAGCATGGCATTGTTTTGGGGTAGTTTTGTAGTAGCAGGCCTGGGTGTATTGTTGATGAGCCAGGGCATCTGGTTGTGGATATAACATGGACAACATAGCAGACCTAATTAGCAAATACGGATTCCCCATTGTGGCGGCAGTGGGCATGGGCATGATGATCAAATATGTCTGGGTCTGGGTTACTACTGAAATTAAACCAGTTATATCAGACGCCAATACTGTGCTAATAGCACTGATTGATCGTATTCGTATGCTGGACAACGACCTGATCAGACTCAATCAAAAGGTCAATACAGTATTACATCTACGTGGTAAGACAATCGAGGCTGAACGTGTAGAGGCTGAACGTGCTATTAACCGACACCACGCCAAGACACCAGATGATCAGGAAGCATCGGGCGGTAACGGATAGTATTATTTGCTGGTGGCCACGTATACGCCGTCCCAATCCTTTGGTAGACGGCGTTTCTTCATCTCAGCACATCTGTCAATCCACAGCTCGTAGTAGTGATCCATTTGCCCATCAAACTCGCCACGTAAATTCTCACACATCATAACAGCATCGTCAAACTGCTGATCTCGGTAGCATAGCAACATAGCGTCATGTTCCAGTCTGCCCATTTCGTA